GTAACTACCAAAAATTAAATCAGTATCAAAAGTAGCTTTTATAGTAGAGTTTACTATAGGAGCTTCAAAAGTTTGAGAACCAGAGTAATATTGTGAGTTAGTTTCGGTTATTAAACCGTTATTAGGTATAGCCATTGTTTAACTTTTTTTATTAGTTTCATCAGCTTGCACTAAAGCAGCAGCTGTTTGCACTACTTCAGGATCTCTTATTATAATACCAGAATATAATAATATCTTTAATATAACTTCAGTTTGTTCTGATTCGTGTATTTCAAAATCAGTAGATCCAGTTGGGTTATCAACTAAAGAATAAGGCGTATCATTCCATACATATTGACCTACAGGGCCAGGAGTAAATCCCCATATTATGTTATTAGGTTTTCTTATGTAGTCTACTTTTATTTTATCTGTTATAGTTGTTGGTTTTATAAAAAGCTTTTGGTTTTCATAAAGATAAGCTGGATTTATAGTACTTGGTTTAGTTAATCTAGATTGATTAGCATAGTAAAACTCATGTCTATCAAGCCTTTGAACAACTTTTTCATCGTTATATAGTACGTTACCTAATCTATAAAAAGAAACAACGTCACCGTAGGTGTCTGATGTAGGTAGTACAAAATAAGAAAGGCCACCAATAGTAGTATATATTGCGTCGCCGAATGTTTTAAAAATAGCTAGTTTTTCATCAATGTTTTCTTGTCTATCTGCGTAATCCGTATCCGCTTGAGGAACACGTAGTTGCTGATTAAGATCATCGAAGTATTTTTCAAATATTTCTAACTGTACTTGAGTTGCTACTGTATTAAACTCAGTCGGTGTCATATAACCACGCTGTTCTTTGTTCAGTATCATTAAAACAGTTTGATATACTGTATTTACGTTTATAGCCATTTGTTATTATTATTAAAATAAAGGAGGCGTTAGCCTCCCTTATAGTATTACATGTTAAGAGAACTTTTTCTCTATAGACTGAAAGACTTGAATGCCTTCGTCTGTCTTGAAGAAAGATGCCATAGCTGAGTATGGGTTTTCGTCAAAAGGCACTGTCATTAATTTTCTACCGTTAGAGGCCCAAGTGAATGTTCTTTGGTCATCAGCTAGTTTAATTATCTTAGCTTCAGCTGCTCTAATTGCAAAATTTCTTAATTGTACGTTATCATCATTAGCTAGTGTAATAAAGAGTTTAGGGTTATGCTTAGCAAATAACAATAAATCTCTTTTAAGCTCCTTAGAACTCATGTCAGATACTTTAGATCCGATCTCAACTCTCATTATAGCTTCAGCTTGATCTACATCAATGTTCTGAGCTAGGTTTAATGCTTCGATTTCTAATTCTAAGTCTAACAGTTCATCTTTAGCTTCTTCCACTACGTCTAACTCAGAGTATATAACTCCTTTTAGTGGGTGATATAACGATAATATTTTTTGAAGAACTTGGTTCTTTTTTGGAACAAACAAGCTTCCTTCTTTAAAAACAATATGCCCTAATGTTGCTTCTCCACCTTGTTCGTCTTTGAATGGTGAGTTTTGATTAGTTGCATATCTTATTTCACGTTGCGTATTATTACTTTCATCATAATGCAGTAGAGCGTGTCTAGCATTGTGTCTTGATGGAATTTTTAATGTCAACGGTTTATTACTCCCGGTCAGTAAATAAGTTCTGTCTTTTACTTCCCATGATATATCTTTAATTACTTCTTTTTTAGCCATAATATAATAAAATTTAATAGTTTAATAAAGGTAAGAATTACCCTCGTAGATTCAACGAGGGTAAGTCTACCAATTGTTTATGCTCCTTTGAACAATACAAAGTTGTTAGCAGCTTGTACTACTAAACATCTTTCAGATAAGAAGTTAACGTCCATTGCATCTAAACTAGAAGTGAAAGCACCACCAGCAGATCCAGTTAACCAAGACTTCATACGACGATCTTCTGTTTGAGAAGCTCTGTATCGAACGTGTAAGAATGGTCGACGGATATTCGTTCCTAAAATTTGATCGTAAACTGTAGAAGTTCCAGCTGGTACCAATACTCCTTCAATAGAAGATACTCCAGTTGTTGCTCCACGAGTTGATGCATCATTTAGATATTTCCAGTCTGTTTTGTAGAAATCATAAGATCCTCTACGGAAACCGCTAAACCCTAGGTTTAATGCCATTTCTTCAGAGTTTTCAAATAACCCATAAGCAGTACCTCCGTTAGCTCCTGCAGAAAGACCAGCTAACATATCATCAATTTCTAATGAAGTTGTACGGTCTAAGAAAAGCATGTTCTCTTCAATTGCTCCTTGAGTATCTAAATTCTTTAAGATGTTATCAAAGTCAGTTAAGTTAGCTCCGCTAAACGCTGTTTCTACATTACCTCTATCTTCGATAGCAGCAAATAAACCTTGCGTACCTTTAAATCCTCCGGCTAAAGCTCCAGATCCTGCAGCAGCAAGTTCTCCTTCAACTACACTCATTTCTAAGTAGTCTTCAAAACGTAAACGAGTTTCAGATTCTGCTTTTAGATACCATAAGTATCCAGAAGTTCCGTCTTCTGTAGCTACTTCTACCCAACCGATTTGAGCCATATCAGATCCGTTGATGCTGTAATTGCTACGAATAATGATTGGTGAGTTGCTAAATTGAGTAAACGTAGGATCAATGCTAACGTTAGTAGTTCCTGTGATTGCTCCAGCAGCTCCGTCCCAGTTAGTTGTTTGAGATCCTTTGTTGAATTCAGAACCGTATACAAAAATCTTAATTCCAGTAGCAGCAAGCGCAGCTGTATTAGCAGCAGTATAAGGAGCTACGATTAGAGCGCCAGTTCCTGGGTTCGAAGATGTAACTACAGCTTTTAATTCAACTCCAGCTGCATCTAAAAGAACGATAGTTTGGCCGGGAGAGATAACGTTTACAATACCAGCTCCTACTGGAATTCCAATACCGTTTGCGTCATCGTTAGTACACCCGTCATAAGCGACGTGTAATCTGTTTTGTTCTGACCAAATAACTTGATCTGACGTCATTGGCATTTCAGCTCCAACCATACGTAAGAATCCAGATAATGTTCTGTTTCCATAACGCTCTACTTCTTGTTCGTAGATTTCAGGTAGATACTGCTGAGCAAAGTCAGACGTGTTGTTGTTGAACTGTAAGTAGTTCGATTGTAGTAATTGTTGCGACTGCGATGGTACGATCGAGCCAAAATTAGGTGCTATTGCCATAATTTTTAATTTTAATTGTTAAATTTTCTTGTTTTAATTTTAAGTTTTGAAGAGTCTTGCCCGGTAATCGCTTTTACTTTAAATCCATTTACAAATACATTACCATCTTGTGTTTTTCTAGGTTCTGTAGTTATGTTCTTGTCTTTAGCAATCTGTCCTTTTATGGCGTCTGTTTTTCCTTGCTCATAAAAGTGTTGTGCAATAGTGTCTGCGTTTCGCGCTGCATACAAAGCTTTGTGATAACCTTTTGTATCAACAACTTCTCCTTTGTCATTCAAGAACGTCTTGATGAACGTGGAAATGTCTTTTTGGTTATCTGCAACCTTAACTGGATCTTTGATGCCATATCTAAACTTTTTCTCTCCAACTTTAAAATCAAAACCTTTGAAATCGTTGTTAAGAAGTTCGTCTGTTTGGCTAATAAACCTGTCTTGGTTAACTTTGTTAGCTGCTTGCTCCTCGTTGTATCGGTTGAAAAAGTCAGTAGCTTGTTGTTGCTCTTGATTAACTCCAGGTCTCAACTTGATCTCTGCGTAGTATTTATCTTTAAGCGAATCCAAATAGCTCTTGGCTTTTGCAACTTCTTCTTTATACGCAAGTTTCTTCTTTCGAATGTCTCTTGCTTCGTCTAAATCTTCATCAAAACTAAAAGAGTCTTCAATCACGAAGTCAATCTCTTCTGAATCTAAATGCGGTTTAGCTTGTTTGTAATATTCTTTTAATAATGCTCCTCCATCAACGTCGCTATAATCAGCATTAAGCCTAGCGTAGTCGTCAATAGTTCCACCAGTTTCTTTCATAAACTCAATAAGTTTATCTACATTTTCTGGGTAGTCTTGTGTTTGAGCTTGCGGTAGTACTTCTTTTTGTTCCTGTGAGGCGTCGGGACTTTCAGTGCCTCCAACCATTGTGATCTCTTCAGGGTTATCGTCTTCATCTTTTACTAATTCTAAAGGTGATTCTACTTTTTCTTTGAGATCAACTTTAGTAACTTCACTGGAGTCGTCCCGTACTTCTTTTTCCACTTCTGGTAAATCTGTGGTTTGTTTATCATCAACCACTGTTTCTGTTTCTCCGACTTGAATGGCATCTTCTTCTGTTTTTTTACTTAAATCTATCTTAGTGACTTCAGGAACAACATTTCCTTGGCCTTTCATTTTTGGAGTTTTCTTTTTTAATTTAAATTCTCCTTCTTGTTTTACTTCTTTTGTTTCTGACATAATATAATATAATAAAAATTAATAATTCCCTATCTTGGGGTAAACTGCTCTAAATCAAAACCGCCTAAGCCGTCATTAGTTGATTCGAAGTTTTTAGGTAGCAGATCGTTTTGCCTTTGATCTATAAGTTCACTCTGTTGAGTGCCTTGCATTTTTATTCTTTGATCTTTTCTATTCTCTATTTGATCTTCTTTATCTCTTTGAGCCTTCATATTTAATTCAGCAAGTCTTAATTGATACTGAAACTCTTCAGCCATTAATTCTTTTTTGATAAAAGCTTCTTGCTCCATTCTCTGGATTTCCATTTGAGATTTAGCTTGTTCAATTTGAACCGTTGTTTCGGCTAATGCTTGTTGTTTTTGAACTTCTGATAGAGCTGCTTTTTCTGCAGATTCAGCATTTGCTTGAGCTTGAGCTTGTATGTTAGCCATTTGAGCAGCTTGCTCTTGTTCTGCTTTTTTATTTTGTCTAGACTTTATTACTTCGTTAGCTAGCTTTATGTTTTGAATTTGACGAACATCTATAGCATCTGCCAAACTAATACTTTGCGTTTGCAATGCAATTTGTATACTTTTTTCTAGTTGAGCTTTTTCTTCTTCTTCTGGCTCTAATTCTAAGAATATACCAAAGTCGTGTAAGTGTAGTTCATCTATCTCACTCAATGTAGCTACGTTAAAGCTATTAATGCTGCCTATTAAAGCTTGTCTAGTTAACGGGAACTGTAACATATCACCTACTCTAAGACTTATATTCTCACAAGATCTTATAGTTATATACATTAAAGACTGTAGTATGTGTCTGGTAGCTGTGTTGGAATTAGCTGCCGCTAGTTTTTGAAGTCCTACTAATGCGTTTTTATCAGGTGTACTTCC